GCGACACACCTATAATGGTAATTTGTGTGCTTCACAGTACGGCTTATAAGCTGTTGTATTTGCTCACGTTGCAATTTTTCACTTGACGGATTTTTTTCGCTTTGTAAAATCAGTGTTACACTCCCCGTGTGGCTAAAGTTTCACGCTTTTTCTCTTTAAACATTTATTCATTTCTGCCCTAGCCTATGAGTGCTTCATAGCTACGCGATTAGGTTACATCACTGTGTAACCTAATAGGGCTACACTAGGCACGTGAGACAAATGGCTTGCTGTGCCTTTCTTTTGCTACAGCCTCGCGCCAGCACAAATCATTAGCGCATAGCAGCAATCTGTTTCCTGTCATGATCCAAGTTCCCTGATTGATCTTGTGACCCTTTCCGCACACCGCGCACGGCTCTGATTTGCCGCTTGGTGTCGCGCCCTTCTCTCTCCGCTTCATTGACCCATATCCCCATGATTTTATATGCCAGCGCATGGCGCAGATAATCCAGTGTCAGCACACCCGGACTGCCCTTTAGATGCTCTGGCAATGCCTGATAGTTGTAATCCTGTTCTAGCTGCTTATCATTGCCCAAGCGGCGCACTGGCACGCCATAGGCCTCTGCTATGTAGAACAGGCCGCAACCTAGCCCGATCAGGCGGCTGATCTCTTTGTCAGCCTCTATCAGCGCTGCCTTGCGGCTCATAACGCCAGCTCCTGCACTTCTGGCTGCTGCACCCAGCTAATTGGACACTGCACGCCATCGATGCGCCTTGCCATACGTTCTGGATCGTTGTTGCCGTCTTTGAAATTGCGGGCCACGTTTACGCTATCTGCGCTGGCAAACGGCCAACGCTGCCCACCGAGAGCCAAGCCTCGCAACATATGAATATGCGGCAAATGCTTGTGGCGTTTCGCTAACGCATTAAAAGCCTCATCAGCCCGGTGTGACCAAGCGGTGTCACCAACCTTCCAATATTGACCGCTACTGCCAAAACAAATGCGCTCGTATTTTTGTGCAAGGTCAAGCAAGTAGGAAATTGGTTGAGCCATATGCCAGACCGGCGCACCAAGCGCCAGTGGGAACGGCCAAGTCAGCAACAACTCTTTTTGCTGTTGCAAGGTGCCATCAATAACGTCTGGGATGACCGCCCAATGCGGGTGGCCTAGGCGCGGCTCTAAAAACTCGTAAAACTTATTGATGTTAAAAGCCTGACCTTGTTGGTAGCTGGTAAAAGCACCATTGTCCCACATGACAGACTGCCCAATTTGTAAGCACACCGCCGCATCGTCTGGCCTCGCAAATGACACGCAAAAATGCTTGCCTGCCATTTGGTAAAGCGCAGAACGCGGTGTCAGAGGTGTGCCGTGATAATGGATCATTTTCTTGACGTTATTTTCACGTTGTTATGGGTCGCAACAACGCAGACAGCAGCCATCGGAAACTCGTTTTTTAAATCGTCAACAAGTTGTTCCTGCAAAGCCTCCGTCTCATAACCGGCAAAAAACCCCTGAATATCCTCAACCAGAATCATATAAGCACTGGTCAAGGATATCTTGTAATGGATACATTTTTTATCCATCGGGCATATGAACCGCTGGTGCAATTCATACTTGTGCATCAGATTCCACCTGCCAGAAACGCATTACCAGCAGCGCGGCTATCATTTTGCTCACAACCATCAAAATGACACCGCCGATGGAAAAGTAGCCGATCATTGCCAGAAAAATCGCGCTGTCCAACGGTGTGCCAATCGCAGATGACAACAGGATACGCTGTTTCAGCGGCTTTTTTGTGTAGGTATAAACCGCCCAATCAGCGCTTTCTGACACAAGAAAAGCGACCAGTGACGCAATCGCAACAAACGGATCAGCCATGAAATACGACAAGGTGGCTCCGATCAGCATCGCAATGATCACCCGGTGGCTAATTTCTCTCTGTGCAAAGTCTCGCAGAACAAAGATTGCGCCGACTGCAAGCGACATTGGCGGCCACATTTCACCCAGTAATGGCACTGGTGGCACCAGCGTGAATCCTACATTCACCAATAAAATGCTCACGATATATGCGATAGAATATTTGTAGTTCATTTCGTTATCCCTATTTATCAATCACTCTGTATTCGCCAGTGATGGCACTGCTTGTAAAACTGTCGGTCTTTTTGCAGTCTGGCGGCTGATCTCTCTGTCAACCTCTATCAATGCTGCCTCGCGGTTCATCATTTGGCCTTTGCTGACACAAAATGCATATGCAAGTTCTTTAAAGCCTTTGTTCGCTTCTGTGCGCGTAACTTGCATATTTCCACGGCATGAGCCTGCGACTTGGCTCTGACATGATAAAATTTTCGATATGTGAGTTCCAAAACGACATGATACTTTGGGATAGGTGGCTTATTCTTTATCGCCATCGTCATCACCCCTCTCACCTGTTCCATCGCATTCCGGGCATAAAGCCGACTGCACGCAACCATAGCCGTCAGGCTCGTAAACCCAGCCCTTTTTACAGCTTGTGTAGCTGTTGCTGTATCCACATCCTTCATTCATCACGCACCGCCTTTATCGTCAGGCCAATCTGCATGGCAATCTGTGGCACGATGGCATTGCCTAGCCCTTTAAGTCTGTCCACCCGTCCGGGTATCCCATGAGCCACTCGACCCACTGCGGGTTCAACTGCCCACCAGTCTTTTGCTGGTTGTCTGTGTGCTGTACCGCTACATCGAGCGTGTCCATGCTCACCTTGCCATTGCGCATCCTGCCGCCCTGATAACCGCCCTTGTAATCCCTCGTTGTCGGTGTCGGCCACAACTTTACCTCGCTGGACAGCATCCTCTGTTTCGCCGTGTCCATGTTCTTGTGGTCTGCCGCTTGAGGTGTCGGCCACATTTCTTGCGATGATCCAGACTCTGTCGCGTCTGTGCGGGGCATTGACACCGCAAGCTGGCACAATAAACGCCCTCGTGGCGTAATCTTGGGCTTCCAAGTCAGCAAGCACTTGGTCGAGGCCCAAGGCAACATGACCATAAACATTTTCGAGAACGCAAAAAGCGGGTCTTTTGTGTGCAATAATTTGGCCAATGAACGGCCAGATGTGGCGGTCATCCTCTGTGCCTCTTTGCTTTCCGGCAACGGAGAATGGCTGGCACGGATAGCCAGATGATAGGATGGTGTTTCTGGGGTCAGTTCTGGGAATAAATCTATCTGGGTCATCGGCTAATTCCTTCACATCATTTGCAATCGGCACATCCGGCCAGTGCTTTGCTAATACCCTGCAGCTCCACGGTTCGATGTCGCAGAACAGGACAGGCTTAGATAAGCCAGCCCACTCAAAGCCAAGAGCAAAGCCGCCGATGCCGCTACAAAGGTCAACATGGCGCATCAAATCAGCCACCAGCAGCCTCACACATTTGCCTGACGATGCTTGCCTGCGTTGTATCACGCAGCTTGATCAACGGCTTTAGATACGCCTCGACATGGCCAATGCGCTTTGCTGTGACGCAATACACGCCGCAGCAACGCAAACGCTCTTGTATGTCCTTTTGATTTGCTGACAAGCTGCCGCCTTTCGGGCGCTTCAACTCGATCATTATCGGGCCTTTTGCAGCCTTGTCACGCCATCCATTATCCGGCACAAAGATTTCCAGATCAGGCCAGCCAGCCGCCATGCCCAGCTTCTTTAGCCGCACTTTGTAGGCAACATGACGCTTGCCTTCGTTGGGGCTGTGATGCCAGACACTACCCAAAGGCAAAGCCATTTGCAGCCAGTGAACGACATAGGTTTGCAATTCATCCTCTGTCATCATCAGTCAACAAGTAAAAGTCGTTGGGCTGCACCTCGCCATCAGTGATCCTGACGATTGCCTGCATAAATTTTGCTGATGGAATTTTGCGATCTTCATCGCCCGGCGGCAAACACCAGCGCCTCGTAACAGTGGCATGGGCAGCGCCTGTTTGGCGTGCTAACTCTGCAAATGACCAATCTTTGGCCAATCTGAAATCATTTAATGTCATGCATTCGTAATATGCCACTTGACACAGTAGGTCAAGTGGCCTTATCACCACAAAATGGCTTTAACACAATGTGACATGGTGATAGCATGATACCTATGAATAACCTGAAAAACATGATCAAGGCGTCTGATCGGACATTGCGCGATGTAGCCGCGCAAAAAGGCATCACGCCGGAATCAATCAGCCGCCAATGCAATGGTAAAACGCCACTCAATGAGTATGACGCACAGGACTATGCCGAAATTCTAGGTTGTAATCCGTGGGATATCATGTACCAAAACCCGCCAGTGCCGTTGCTGGCCGCGATTATGCCGTGGGACGAAATCACTGATGGATATTTTGTCAAAAACGCGCCAGATTCCAAAATACCGACAAGCGACAACGGTGGAAACCCACGGCTTTTTATCGCCCACGAATGGTCTACTGAGCGTTCAAAACGGTTTGAGAACAAGTCTGTTTATCTGCATGACTATTACAAAGATGAAGTGATGGCGGTCTACTGGGATCACACAATCGAATTGCCAGAAAACAACACCTATTTAGCCAGCGCCATTGAGATTGTTGATGCAGAGCCATTGCGAACAAAAACAATATCGAAAGATGGTTTTGGCTATTTCAGCTATGCCATGACTGAGGACGGCGAATTACTCTATGGCATTTTATACCAAGCTGGCAAAAATAATTTTACTATAGAATCAGTAAATTTTGGGACGCATACAAATCTTAAACTGTTGTGGGCTGCGCCATCATTAGCGTTGATAACCCGCCCTGACTTACGCGGGGTAAAGATTGTTGAACGGCCCACGCCAAAATTAAAAGAGGTAATTGGCACCAAGGCACAGGTGGGGGGTGTTAAGTTAGAATAATATTTTACAATATGTAGCTTGACACTAAATGATATGGTCGTTAGAACCTTGGTAGAGTGATTTCTGTCGGGGTTTTTTTATGTCCTTACCACCAAGCACCAGTTGGGCTGCATCAAAGCACTACCATCATCACAGTAACCCGGCGTCACGCCCGGTGTGCCGCACCCTGTTTGAAAAGTGCATTATCAGGCCAAAGGTCAACAAGGCTTGGATGATTTTGAAGGGTGATCTTGTAGGCGATAGGCAAGCTGCCAGAGCGACCATTGATCTTTATGCAGATGACAATGCCAATATGCTGTCTGGCCGTGTTGTGCAGGATTGCGCCAATCTTGTTTTAATTAATGAGCATACGCTGGACGCAGCCATCAGGCAGGGCATGAGCCGGTTTGATGAATACCATCCACGCACATGGGATGGCGGCAAAGATGAGCGCAAGCTGGCGGTCAATCGCGGTGAGTTTGCTGATGTGCTGACCAATGCCATTGAGGGTGTGAAAGAAGCACACGCACCTTATGGCCTTAACCGCATTGAGGGCGAGAGCGAGATATTTGCCAATCTGCCGGGGCTGGAATTGCCTTACTCTGGCTTCCCAGATTTCTCACGCCGCATTGAACTTAAAACAAAATGGTCAACTGCCACCGACACAAAGTCGGGCAAGCGGTCTGCCAGCCTGCCAAACAAACCGACATGGCCACACATTTGCCAAGTGGCCGGTTACTGGTTTGGTACTGGCTTGATGCAGACCATCATTTACGCAAACGCCAAAGATTATCGTGTGTTTAACGAGGATAACTGTGAGCAGCTTTCCAAGGATGCGCTCCAATCGGCAGTAAACCATATCGTTGCCAAATGCTCGATCCGCGAAAACCTACTTAAAAGCACAAATTCTGTGGACGAAATGCTGCGCCTCATTGAGCCAGATTTCGGACATATGTGGGCATGGGATATGCGCCCTGCCGTTCTTAATGAAGCCAAAAAATTATGGGGGTTCAAATGAACAAATATTTACAACTGCACATAGATCAGGCCAGTCACTCTACACGGCGGCGCTTTCGTATGACTTTTGGTGTGTTGCGTTGCTTGGGCTATCTGGCAATGATTTACGCCGTTGTCCTCTCGCTTTGGTGGACGCTGACCTTTGCCTTCGCCATGACACCGGGAATGTGATGATGGTGCAAGCAACGCTCTTTGAGGCCTTAGAGGCACCTAGAAACCAGCGAGAGGCGCGATTTCTGGCCTTTCATCAATCAAACCCTGTTGTTTATCAGCTATGGGATAAATTTACCCGCGAGGCATTGGCAAAGGGCCACAAGCGCGTTGGCTCTCAAATGATCATGGAACGTATTCGGTGGGAAACCACGATCAACATTATCGATGCGCGGCCTGATGGCGAGGCGCTGAAGATCAATGACCATCACAAGCCTTACTATGCGCGGCTGTGGATGAAGAACAACCCGGCCCATGTAGGGCTGTTTAACACGAGATCAGTTGAGGGTGACAATGAGTGAACTAGCAAAGGCTCTAGCTGAGTTTCAAGCGGCGCAGACAGGCTTGGATTTAGACAAGCAGGGCAACAGATCACAATATGCCAGCGTTGGCTCTGTGATGACCAAGGTGAAGCAGGCCGCACAGCATGGCCTGTCTTTCAGCCAATTGGTTGATTATGAGGATGGTGTCGGCACGCATCTGAAAACCTACATCATGCACACCTCTGGCGAGGAAAAGGTAGGCCGTTATCCGATTGCAGTTGATGATATGACCAACAATCAGAAGCTGGGTTCAGCAATCAGCTATGCACGGCGATATGCATTGATGGCAGCACTTGGCATGGCTGCTGGCATTCAAGAGGTTGATTTTGACGATGATGACGATGGCGAGATCAATGGCGCACTAAAAGACCCACCAAAGCAAGCAGCCAAG